AGCCCGAGAGGCAAACGAAAAAGTCTGGAAAGTCATAACTCCAGATGGGACCGAAGAAATAATCACCAATCTCCGCCAATATTCTCTAGAACGCGGATTAGATCCAGGAAATATGATGCACGTCGCCAGAGGAAGACAGCATCAGCATAAAGGTTATAAAGTATCAAAGATGACTTAATATGAGAAAAGAGCCCAAAAGGGCTCTCTTTTTTTGTCTTTAATCCTCGACCTTATAAAACTTACAGCCTTTATGATGTTCCCGTTTTCCGGCTAGAACCTTATAAACGGAACTGTGGTTGAATCCCTTCTCAATACACGCTTGTTTGAGATTCACCACAATCTCTTCGGTTCCATCGGGCCAAACAATTTTATAAGTTTTCTCATAGAGCTTTCTTAACTTGTCTTTCTTGGCCTCAATTTCGTCTTCGCTACCTTCCCAATAGCGTCTACCTTCTACTCCGAGTTTCTGTTTACGTTCTTGGATTTGCTCCGACTCATTGGACCAATACTCCAGAGCTGCGGTTCGACTATTTTCTTTTGCTTGTTCTGTTTTGGGTTTCATAGATCCTAGATTTGCTTTACTAATTTTCTTTTTTGTTTCTTCTGTATGTGTTTTACCATAGAAATTGTTGAGTGCACCAGAACCAGTTGGAGGGCGGTGTCCACCTTCAACAATGTTCATGAGAATTCCACCCTTATCGATTCCTTTTCGACCATATTTCTTGATTTCAAGTTCTTCTAGGAGATATGCATAATCTTCACTAATATTCTCTTGAATTTTAAGAACGATAGGCTCATAACACCTTTTTCTTAGGTTGTTAATATACCCCCAAAGTCTTTTGTTTTTGGTTGAATCTTTAGTATCTTTAAGGTGAGAATAACACCTATTTTTGGTGCCCTTACCAACATAAAAAACTACAAGAGTTAAAGGGTTTATCAAATGATAAACATAAAAACGATTTTCGTTGACCATAAAATTTTTCAGATGCCTAGAAAGGCTACCACAGATCCTACATACCGTCAACACCAAAAGCCAGAGTACCACAATCATAAATCCGATGATACCCAAGGGCTCTGACGTGCTCATATTCGGTACAAGAATCATCGGCACCTATAAGCCTCTTCTGAAACTTCATGCGATGATGACGGGTTCTATAATTTCCGTCCACATAATAATAAGACGGTGAATTAGTTCTGATTAATTCAAAACCATTTTTATAATATACACCACCATCGGAATACCTCAGGTCAGCATAAGAAATAATAGAACCACCATAAGATCTCCGAAATTCCTTCAATAACTTACTGAACCCACCAACAATATTAACACCTCTTCTACAGGCAAAACGAGATAGTTCCCATTCATAATCTCCACTGAATCTAGATTTACAAAAAGTCATGACTCCAACCAGATCACCATCATGAGACAATCCGAGTTTTATGCGACTTTTATCTTCTCCCTGAACATGATTTTCATTGAGAAACATGTTCTTCTCATGAGTCTCAATGATTTCGATAGAGCACTTTCTGGCATATAATCTCGAATTGAGGTCCAATTTACTCGCAATCACGGACTCTATAATAGGTCTTTTGGTTAACCATTCATCACTAAAGAACTGAAGAAGTCGAATACCTTTCTCTTTACACATCAGGGTCTTCTTGAGGTGATAATTACGCCCCTTAATCAGAGATTCACGGGATTCATGAGGTCGATGGCAGTGGGAATAGAGTCCGTTGTATTCAATCGCCAACTGTTTTTCCGGAAGATAGATGTCGAGTTCCGATCCATTAAGAACCGAACGATTGGACTGAATAATTTCCCCCGAATAAATTGAGGCGACATAATCATAAAGACTCTCAAGAGCCTCATAATCACTCAGTATAATGACGCCCTGAGTATTCCTTTGTCTACCATCAATGAGACCATCAATTCCATGAGACTTCAAATACTTCTTAACCGGAGTAATGGAGATTCCCAGTTCGGATGCAATGAGTTCAATCGATTTCTTTTGAGTGATTCTTTGATCATAAAGCCACTCATAATCTTCAAGTTTCGTCTTGGATTCATTATTGATCGTCTTACTCTTTCTGGAGCACTCTGGTGTTGCATAAGATCTGAATCCTTTTTCGGCATAAGTCTTATCGATCGCACAGGGTTTTTGACATCCACAACCACATTTAGGTATTGTGTTCTCTGTAATACCATTGAGGATGACATAAGCCCTGGTTCTTAGTGGTATGTTTTGATAATAAGAATCCAGAAATCTTGTTTGTTCTTCAATTTGAGATCTCAAAGATTCATTAAGAGAGATCTTCATGAACCCCGACTTATCCCAATTATTCTTAATAAAATCACAAAGGGTCATAATAAATACTTATAAAAAATGAAGACGTTCAGAGAATTTTGTTCTGATGCGAATATTTACGAATTCTGGAATCCTTTTGCATCAAAACCAAAACCAAATCCAAAACCCCCACAACAGCCCGTTTTAGCCCATAAGAACTATCAACAAGGTTTTGGTAGTGGTAAAAACTGGAAGCCCGGTACATGGACTCCGGAACAACAGGCAAGATATGGGTATAAACCAGTAAAAGTCAGTGCTTATGATCCAACAGGAAATGTAACGGCATCCGGTAAACCCTTCACATCAAGTACTCCTCCTAGTGTTGCAGTTCCTTATGTGTCAAAAACCAATAAGAAACCAACGATTCCATTTGGCACAAAAATTGACTTTACGACTGCACCGATGGGTAGAAATACCAAAAGCACTTCGGCCGAGGTTACGGATACCGGTAATTTTGGTAGAAAAGATTCTGAATCAACAAATGCAAACGTCTTTGCTGATGTATCACCAACTCTGAGGAATAGACTTGTTCCGGGTACAAGTTCCACAGAATTTGGAAAACCTATGGTTTATGCAAAAGTGACTCCTCCGAAGTCAAACATTCCGGATCTTGGTATTCCGGTAGACATGACCATACCAAAAATAGTTCCTCTCAGAAGAAATAAGTAAAATGTCCTGCCTAGATCAGATCTCAAATAAGAACTTCTTATTACCCGTAGGTTTTAAGTTTACTCTTACAAAAAGTCCAAAGATCTCATTCTTCTCAACGAGTGCCAAGATTCCCAGAATTACTCTCGAAACCGAACTACTGGCTACATACCTAAAGGATCTGAACATCCCTGGAGATAAGATTTCATATGAGGATCTTACCATAAAATTTTTGGTTGATGAGGATCTTGAGAACTATATGACAGTACACAACTGGATTACGGGAATTGGTTTCCCCGAGAGTGCTCAACAATATAAGAACCTCACAACAGGAAACGATGGAATGAGAGATTCCAATAGAGTTTACAGCGATGGCTCCCTCTATGTACTGGACAGCAATTATAGCACAAATTTCGTCGTAAAGTTCAAGGACCTGTATCCAATTGATCTGACTCCTCTGGATTTTGATGCGACGGTCACTGACCCCCAGCCCTTTACAGCAGAGGTGACTTTCAAGTATACTGTTTATTCGATTTTCGACAAAAACAACAACCCTTATGGATCTTGATGCAATCCAATCTTTTTGGAAAGAAGACTCGATTATAAATCCTGATGATCTTCATAATGAATCTCTAAAAATTCCTCAATTACACGCCAAGTATTATACCATATACAACACAATCATGCTTCTTCGGGAAAAGTCTCAGGAGACCTACCGAAAGGTTCGACTGGAACGTCACAACTACTACTCAGGAAAGGCTCCAGCAGAGGTCTACATCGATGAGCCATTTCCCCTCAAGGTTAGAGACAAAGAGGCCCTACAGAGGCATATGGAGGCCGATGAGAGGCTCAACAAAATCGAGATGAAGATCAGATACTATGATGTGACTCTTAAGTTTCTTGAAGAGGTCATTAAGATGATTTCTAACCGATCATTTCAAATCAAAAACTCTATTGATTTCCAGAAATTTACTAGTGGATTCTAATCAAAAGGGGCTCTAAAGGCCCCTTTTTCATTGAAAATAAATATTTGTATCATTATGATATGAAACATGAGTCATCTTATCATTTCAAAAAAGAACGAGGTATATCTCCAGATCCAGGCAGAACCTCATGTGTACTATGAACTGAGAGATGCATTTCAGTTTGAGGTTCCAAATGCAAGATTTTCACCGGCTTATAGGAATAAGTGGTGGGATGGAATAATCTACTTGTTTAATATAAACACCAAAGAGATCTATATCGGCCTACTCGATCGAATTATACAGTTTTGTGATGATCACAAATATACCTATGAGTTCAAAGAAAACAAATATTATGGTCTTCCTTTTGAGGTGAATGAAAACATCTCTAAGGAGGGAGTTCGTGATTATATTAATTCTATAACCAAATATACACCAAGAGATTATCAGATCGATGGTGTATATGAAGCTCTGAAATATAATAGAAAATTATTGATATCTCCTACTGCTTCGGGTAAGTCCTTCATGATATATGCAATTGTCAGATATTATGTCGAGAAAAATCAAAATATTTTGATAGTTGTCCCCACAACATCTTTGGTCGAACAAATGTATAAGGACTTTTCTGATTATGGATGGGATGTTGGATCCTTTTGTCACAAAATTTATGCCGGAAAGGAAAGAGTAATAGATTCTCAAGTCATTATCGCAACTTGGCAATCCATTTATAAACTCCCACGTCAATATTTCTCAAGATTTAATGTTGTAGTTGGAGATGAGGCACATCAATTTAAATCCAAGTCATTGGTTACCATAATGACAAACCTTTCAGATTGTAAATATCGCTTTGGTTTTACCGGAACTCTTGATGGTTCCGAAACTCATAAATGGGTTCTTGAAGGATTATTTGGACCATCTTATAAGGTGATTCGTACCGATGAACTCATGAAGAAGGGTCACATTGCAAAACTTGATATCAATGTTCTTCTTCTTAAACATCCACCCAAAAAGTTTGAAAACTATGAGGAAGAGATTCAATATCTAATTTCTCATAATCAAAGAAATAACTTCATTAAGAATCTTGCACTAGATGTTAAGGGTAATTCTCTTATTCTTTTCTCCAGAGTAGAAACTCATGGTCAACCATTATACGAACTCATAAATAGCAGTAAGACCGATAATCGTCATGTCTTTTTTGTTCATGGTGGAGTGGATACCGAAGACAGAGAACGAGTGAGAGAGATTACAGAAAAGGAAAACAATGCGATCATTGTTGCCTCATACGGAACTTTTAGTACAGGAATTAATATCAAGAATCTTCATAATGTAATCTTTGCATCACCATCAAAATCTAGAGTTCGTAATCTTCAATCTATTGGTAGAGGTCTAAGAAAGAGTAATACCAAGAACAAGGCCGTTCTTTATGATATTGCCGATGATATAACATTTAATACTAGAAGAAATTATACTCTCAATCATCTTATGGAAAGAATTAGAATCTATTCAGAAGAGAACTTTAACTATGACATTATTAACATTACACTGAAGAACTGATGGAAGAAGACTTTTATTGTGTTTTAAAACTTGTATCCGGTGAAGAGATACTATCACTGGTAATGATGGATGATAATGATGGTGATCCTGTAATAGTTCTACAAAATCCTGTTGTTATGAAAACATT